CCCAGCGTCGGCTCTTATCTCGATCTTTGCGACGCGACGGTCCCGCGCTGGATAACCAATTGTTCAATCCCGCCATACCTGCTGTGCGACGGATCGACCTTCAGTGCAGTGACGTATCCATATCTTGCCGCAAAATTGGGCGGAACAACGCTCCCTGATTTTCGCGGGCGAGCGCCCTATTATCTCAATCTCGGGTCGGGGCGTCTCACAACTGCTGGCGCCGGCATCGACGGCGATACCAGGTTCGCAGGCGGCGGCGTGAATGGGATCACGTTGGCCGCAAACCAGATTCCGTCAATCACATCAGTCAACGCCTCTCAGGCGATATCCGTTACATCGTCAGACAATGTTCCAAAGAACGGCACCATTGACACAATCCAAAGCCCGTCAACTGGGACGCCTGTTCTCTATGCCCGCATGACGGGCGGCACAGAGGGAACGCTGACATCGGCGGCGAACAATTCGATCAGCGTCACCTACACGAATGCCAGTCAGGTGAATATTCAGAACGCCGCACCTGGTCTCGTGAGCGGCATTCGCCTGATCAGGGCCGGATAAGCCGGTGCCAATCGTTCCGCTGAAACTCATTCCCGGCGTGAATGCTGATTTTACCCCGACCTTAAATCAGGCTGGCATTTCATCGTGTAATCTCATTCGCTTCAAGGACAAGCTGCCTCAAAAACTTGGCGGATGGGATAAGTTCTATCCGTTCGCGCTATCCGGAATCCCGCGCGACGTGCACGGCTGGTCTGATCTCAATGCTGTTGCGCGCTTGGGGGTAGGGACCACAACAGAGCTTGTCGTCATCACCAACAACTCGCTGCAGGACATCACGCCGCAGACGTTTCTTTCGAATATTGCTCCAGCATTTTCTACCACAAACGGAAGCCCGATCGTCACCGTCGTTGACACCAACATCTCAAACGTCACGACATTCGACGCGATCTTCTTTGATACTCCCGTGGCTATAGGAGGCCTAATACTGCAGGGCGCCTATCCGATTTCGACAATTGTTGGCGCAACCAGCTATCAATTTGTCGCGGTCAGCAATGCGACATCAACCGCCGGCCCAGCCGGCGCTGTTCCGGTATTTACAACGGCGGCGGGGAGTTCAACCGTTTCTGTCGCGCTTACGGCGCACGGGCTGGCCGTAGGAGATTCGTTCGACTTTCCGATTTCAACCACAGTTGGCGGCATCACGATTGATGGTGTTTACACTGTAAACGGGGTCCCGAACCCCAACACCTTCACCGTGTCAGGATCAATTCAAGCATCGTCGTCAACTTCGGCAAGCATGAATGGCGGCCTTGCGCAGATACTCTACTACATCGCGCTCGGGCCTTCCGCGGTAGGAACGGGGTTTGGCCTTGGCGGATACGGTTTAGGAGGATACGGGACCGGCGTCGTTCCCGGATCGCAAACCGGCACGCCGATCTCGGCAACAGACTGGACGCTGGACAACTGGGGCGAAATTCTCCTCGCCTGTCCGAAAGGCGGAGGAATCTATTACTGGCGGCCGAACTCGGGATTTCAGACCGCACAATTGGTTTCGACCGGACCCGTGTTCAACAACGGCATCTTCGTTGCGATGCCGGAACAGATACTCGTTGCATGGGGATCGACTTCGACAGGCCAGCAGCAAGACCCGCTCACGGTTCGCTGGAGCGACAGTCAGGACTTTCTGACGTGGACCGCATCGTCACAGACGCAGGCAGGATCGTTTCGTATCCCGACCGGCTCGATGATCATGGGAGGGTTTCAAGGTCCACAGCAGGCCTTGATCTGGACCGATCTCGACATCTACGCGATGCAATATCTTGGGCCGCCCTTCGTGTTCGGGTTCAACAAGCTTTCATCCGGCTGTGGACTTATTGGACCTCACGCGGTCGCGTCGATGCGGGGGAATGTGTACTGGATGACCTCGGGGAGCTTCTTCGTTCTCTCTGGCAACGGCGTGCAGCAGATTCCCTGTTCAGTTTGGGACGTGGTGTTCCAGGATTTGGATGAGGCGAACCAGACCAAGATCGTTGCTGCCGCGAATAGCCAGTTCGATGAAATGACGTGGTACTACCCCTCCATTTCCGGCGGGACGGGCGAGAACGACAAATACGTCAAACTCAACATTCAGGAAGGCTCTTGGGATTACGGCACGCTATCGCGCTCGGCATGGCAGGATCAGTCGGTTTTGGGCCAGCCGATCGGGACAACGCCAAGCGGAATCATTTATCAGCACGAGACCTCACCGGACGCGGACGGGCAGCCCCTCATATCGACATTCACGACGGGGTATTTCGTTCTCAGCGAAGGTCAGGACTTGCCGTTCGTCGATTGGTTTTTCCCCGACATGAAGTGGGGCAACTTCAATGGGTCACAAAACGCGACACTGAGCGTTCTTATTTCGGCAATCGAGTATCCCAACTCAACGCCGGAAGTGTTTGGCCCATTCACCATCAGCGCTGCGGTAGATTTCGTAAATACAAGACTGCGCAACCGCCAGCTATCGCTCACCTTCACAAGTTCGGACATGGGTTCGTTTTGGCGGTTGGGCCAAATGAGACTGCGTGTCGCTAAATCGGGTCGCAGATAATGCCGGACGATTTTATCAATTCGCTCGGGGGCGATACGCCGGGCGGCTCACAAGTTGGCGGCGCGAACACCAACACCACGGCAGACCAGCTCCGCAATCAGGTGTTGTCTCGGCTCGCCGTCGCGCTCGAAAATGGTTTCCCGCGCACGGTTGGAACATTCACGCTGGCTGCTGCTGCGACAACCACGGTCCCGCAGACCGCGACGGAATCGACCAGCAGCATTTCGCTGACCCCTACAAACGCAGCCGCAGCTACGCTGATGGGTTCAAACAAATCGCTCTACATTTCGGCGCGGACGCAAGGCGCAAGCTTTACAGTTGCGACGGCAAGCGGCGCGGCTGCGGCGGGCACTGAGACGTTTGAATATGAACTCCTGAACTTGGTGTGACCTATATGCAATCGATAGCCAAGGCCCTCCGTATCGCCCGCAAGGCTGGAGGCGGTGGCGTCTTCTCCGGCTATATCCACGGCGCAACCGGCGGACGTACCGACAACAGGCCGATTGATGTTGAAAGCGGCTCATACATTGTGCCGGCGGATATTCTGAGTGGATTGGGCGAGGGCAATTCACATGCCGGGTGGGCAGCCCTTCAAGCTCAATTCGGCATGGATGGCCCTCCGACCAAAGCAGACGGCGGAGAGGTCGGGGCACCCGTTCCTATCGTGGCGGCGAGCGGTGAGGGCGTAATACCGCGTTCTAAGGTAGCCGAGATCGGTGGCGGCGATCTTGAGCGCGGCCATTCGATTTTAGACGCGATGGTCTCCCATGTTCGGAAGAGAACCATCAAGACGTTGCGAAAACTACCAAAGCCACGAAAGAACTGATGACATCACCATCTATCGTTCGCGCAGCTGTCCCTGACGACAAGCCCGAACTCTGGCGCTTGCTCAGACTGCATCACGCTGAAAATGCACTGTATCCGCTATCCGACCGCAAGGTGGAGTTTTATGTCGATCGCGTCCTTCATCCGGAGTTGATCGCGCCGGATGACGCTGGCCCACGCGGCATCATTGGGACCATCGGCAAGACAGGCGCACTAGAGGGCATGGTGATGCTCGTCCTCGGTTCGCCCTGGTACACCGAATCCATTGCCATGGATGATTGCGTGAACTTTGTTGATCCCGAGCACAGGCGATCGAATCACGCCGATGCTCTTATTACCTACTCCAAACGCATCGTGGACCAAGTGAGAAAAGGACACCCCGATTTTAAAATGCTGATGGGCATCGTCTCGACCGAACGCACAGCAGCAAAGGTCCGGCTCTACAGCCGGCAATTGGAGCCTATCGGGGCGTTCTTTATGTACCCGCGCCCGCCCGGAATGAAGGGTCTCCAGATTAAGTATAGGACTTCCTGATATGGGTTCACTTTGCGGGGGTAATACCCAAACGACCACAAGCCAGCAAACCACCACGCCAGCGAACCTTGCTGGGCTGCAGAACATCTTCAGCCAAGTGCAGGGCGCGGCGGCAACGCCGTACACGCCTTATTCCGGTGAATTGACGGCTCCGGTCAATGCGCAGCAGCAGTCCGGTATTGCCGCCGTGAATGCGGGCGCGAACTCGGCCCAGCCTTACTACAATACGGCAGCAGGATATGCGACGCAGGCTGGTGCCCCTATTTCAGCCGGCGCGATCCAGAACTATTCGAATCCGTTCACGCAATCGGTTATCGATGCGACGCAGCGCCAATTCGATGAAGGCAATGGCATTCAGCAGCAGCAGGTAAAGGGCAGCGCCGCGCTTGCCGGAGCGCTGGGTGGCGACCGTCAGGCGGTGGCTCAGTCCGAGACGGCACGGCAGCAGCAGCTCGCTCAGGCTCCCGTCATTGCCGGGCTCAACCAGCAGAACTACCAACAGGCCCTACAAGCCGCGCAGGCAGACCGTAGCGCAGCAGGGAACGCGGCAGGCACATTCGGCAATCTCGGCACGGCAGCGCAGCAGGCAGCTCTACAAGGCGCTGGAGCGCAGATCAATGCTGGTACGCTGCAACAGACTACGCAGCAGGCAGCCGATCAGGCCAACTACCAGCAATATCTCCAAAAGCTGGCTTTCCCGTATCAGAATGCACAGTTCCTTGCGCAGTACGGAACGCCTGCGGCGCTGGCGCAAGGCAGCTCAACGAGCGGCACACAAACGTCGCCGGGGCCAAATCTACTCGCTCAACTCGCCGGAATTGGCATTGCTGGCGCTGGCGTTGCATCGAAGTTCGGAGCAAAGGACGGCGGCAGGATCAATTATGCCGATGGCGGCTCGCCGTTCAATTTCATTTCTGACACTCATGGCTATGTCCCTACAGGCGGCGGCGCACCTCAAATCTCATTGCCGCAATCGCAATTGAAATTCGCCGATCCGCAAAAACCGGACATGACGCCGATTACCTCAGCCCTGAGCGGTATCGGGAAAGGAACGTTCCGAAATCCGTTCGCCTCGAGCGGCAGCGGTGGCTGGGGTGCGACAAGTACGGGATCTGAAGGTGTCGGCGATATTGGGGGATTTTATTCGCATGGCGGGCTTGTCCACGCCATTCACGCCATTCATTCGAGCATCAAGCGGTCGCGCGGCGGTTCGGTTATCGACATGCCTTTCGCGGGCTATGATAGTGGCGGAACAGTCAGACATTACGCAGATGGCGGCGCTACTTTTGACGAGCGTTTCGGCGGCGATCAGCCTTTACCAGACGAGCAGCCATTTCGTCTCGCCGGCCCTGAAGCCATGGACGCATGGCGCAAGGGCGTAGATCAGCCGAATGCTGCCGTGCAGGCGGATGCTGGCGTGCCCCAACTATCGCCGCCAATCGCGCCTGCGAATCCAATGCGGTTGCCTCCGCAGATTACAGGTCCGCAGCAAGACGATAACGAGTCCTCCGGCGCGCTTGCATTCGATACCCCTTCCCAAGGCGCATCCCCGCTATCGATCGCTCCACAAGCTCCTACGGAAGCGCAGAGCACATCGCCATTCAAGATTTCAGGCAAGGCAAGCGATGCGATGATAGCGGCGGGACTCGGTATGATGGCAAGCCGTTCGCCGTTTGCGCTGAGTGCTCTTGGCGAAGGCGGTTTGCACGGCCTGAAAAACTATTCCGATGCGACCGCTGCGGAGCGAGAGGCCGCTGACAAGAAAATTACGCAGGGCCAGAACCAAGCCCGCGTCGATATGGAGGCGAAGCGTATCGCACAAAGCGCAGAGCAATTCGCAAAAACGAATAAACTCGCTGAGCGCCGCCAGACCTTTGCGGAGGACAAGACGCCGGAGGGGTATCGCGCCAAGAAAGAAGGCTCCTACGAGCCGATACCTGGTGGTCCCGCCGATCCAGAGATGTTGCGGAAGGTCGCGGAGGCCAAGCGAGTATCCGGCGCCCCGATTGATGACGATACCGCAAGCTTTGTCGCCGACCAGGTGCTGGCTGGCGATAGCCGGGCGTTAATTGGATTCGGGCGTGGCGCGCAGGGAGCGGAAAATCTCATCAAAGTTCGCGCCCTTGTCGCGCAGAAAGCGCGGGCGCAGGGTCTTGATCCGACCGATATCCTTAACAACGTTGCTATTCAGTCCGGCAATACAGCCACACAGCGGACATTCGGAACGCAGACCGCAAAGATGGCAATCAATGCGACCGAAGCGCAGGGCGCGATTGAACTGGGCCGCGCCGCTTCGGCTGCCGTACCCCGCACCAATTGGGTTCCTGTCAATAAGGCAATTCAGGCCTACCAGACCGGAACGAGCGATCCGGCGCTGGCAAAGTTCGGTGCGGCCAACCTCGCAATCATTAACACTTACGCCCGCGCGATTAGCCCAACTGGCGTTCCGACCGTCAATGACAAGGTGCATGCCGAGCACTTGCTTTCAACGGCGACCGGACCCGACGCCTACAAGGCCGTGCTTGATCAGATGAACGAGGAAATTAAGATCGCTCACGCCGCTCCCGCTAAGGCCAAGCAGGAAATCGAGGATATCCGCAAGGGACGCGGGACCAGCCATGATCCGTCCAAAGCTTCCACCAACTCCTATGAGGAAACCAAGGAAATTGGCGGCAAAAAATACGGTCGCATCGGCAAGGACTGGTTCGCGCTATGACGCTTTCCTTGATCGATCGTGCCGCCAGCTACGCCCACCGAAACCCTTCCGATGCACAGAAAGACTCTGGCAACTATCGCAAGGGGCATGTCAGGTTTCAGGGCTTGGACATTGCGATTGAGAA